ATTTGATACTATCCTTACAGATGATCGTATCCTAGAACGTGCTACTGCCGTTACTGCTGCTTATAATGAGTTTATCAATGCAGCACACGACTACGACTCCCGTAAAGTGTATGAGCAGGCACATGAAGATGTGTCTGTTGCCCAGGAAGAGCGCCGTGAGCTTAAGCGTAAGCTATATCGTGCCGTAGCAAATGTTAATATCCTAGAAGGTATTCGTTTTTACGTATCATTTGCTTGTAGTTTTGCCTTTGGTGAGCTAAAGCAGATGGAAGGTTCAGCTAAAATTATTAGTTTAATTGCTCGTGATGAGTCACAACACCTAGTAATCACCCAGAATATTCTAAAAAACTGGGAGAAGGGTGATGATCCCGAGATGGTTGATATTGCTCGGGAAGAGAAGGAGTGGGTCATCAACACATTCCGTGCTGCTGTACAGCAAGAGAAGGAATGGGCAGAGTATCTATTCAAAGATGGATCTATGATCGGTCTTAATGAGAAGCTTCTAGCCAACTATGTTGAGTGGGTTGCTAATCGCCGTATGAAGGCAATTGGTTTAGATCCTATCTTTGATGTACCAGCCAAGAACAATCCACTTCCTTGGACAGAGCACTGGCTAAACTCCAAGAGCGTACAGGTTGCTCCACAGGAAACAGAGATTACTTCATATATTGTTGGTGGTCTTAAACAGGATATGAAAGAGGATCAGTTCTCTGGGTTCTCCTTATAAATACAGGCTCCCTCAGGGGAGCTTTTTTTATGTCTAAATACTTCATCATAACTTGACTTTGATAAAAGTTGTGTTATAATTATTAGTAAACAAGGGTAAGGACATTCCAAAGTCAACTTTGAGTACCTTCTTATCCACTCTTATATTACGGAGAAAACAATGTCTAAAACACATTCTTATAAGTTCAATAACAAACTACGACACCTTTTTTGGAGTTTGGAGCATGGTGTTGCAGCTACAAGCGCATATATTGAGAAAGTTTGGTTGGCAGGGGATCATATTGTAGCTCTCATTTCTGACGGCGAATATTATTATTATATTATTGGAGTATCTTTAGGTAAAGAGGATACTGAAAAATCTAATCAAGATGTTTATCCAGGATGGAGAAACTCTAAAGGGGAAATTGTTTCTGGTCAAACCATGCAAAAAGTAAAATGGTTGTCTAAGCAGATTTTCATGATTCACAAAAATGAAATTCCAGATACTTCAAATGGTAAAAAGGGATCTGTGGGGAATATTCTTCCGACAGAAAGTTCCGAATATCTTTGGAATACTGGAATTGTGCAGATTTGATCACAAGCCCTTCGGGGCTTTTTTTTATGTCTAAATAGTTTTATAAAGTATTCATTAAAATAATGTCTAGGGAAGAACTTATTGAATTGGCACTACAAGGTTCTGTAATTGCAGAGCAAATCGAAGAATCTGCAGACATTTACATCGATATTGCAGAGCATCTACTAGCATCTGGTCACGCATCTACAATCGGAGAGATTGACGTAATCCTTAGGGGAATGACTGTTGAGTCTGCTTCTGGTATTTTGGATGCCGTAGAGGGCACTCGGACGCTCTCAGAGGCAGCTAAAGCCATCGCACAGGGATTAGAGGCTGACCCAGAAGGATATATGGTACTGCGCCAGATAGCCACCGCAGAGAATGCCTGCTTACGCATTAAGACTTACATTGGTGGAGACAAGATGCTCCAACTACCAGCGTGGGTTCAAGCTAAAATGTCTATCGCAGCTGCTGACTTGGATACTATTGCTGATTACTTACTATCAGATACAGAAGCTACTGAGTGATATAAAGACCTCTTACTTGACAAGGGGTCTTTTTTTGTGTAGAATAGCCTTGTTGAGGGTGATAAGTCACTCTAAGTACTAAATAAATGATAATAGCTCTCAATAATATGGCTTATAGAATTTGGCATTCACCATTAAAGAGTGTAGTATTAAAAACCTGGAGAGAAGTAGAAGTGTATTATCAGGTTCAATCTGCTACTTGTGGTCATCATCCTAATCATTGGGAAGAGGTTTCTGAAGAAGAATATATAAAGCAGCGGTAAACCACTTTAATGGTAGATTACGAGAATCCCTGGATGTATAAAGGGAGACCTTTTACTACCGAAAAGATAAAAGATTATTACGGGTTCTTATACCTTATTGAGAATAAGCTCACCGGTAGAAAGTATATCGGTAGGAAATATTTCGTTCAGAAGAGAAAGCCTAAAGGTGGTAAGCGTAGAGTAACTTCTGAAAGTGATTGGAAAAAATATTATGGTTCTAACGACCAGTTAAAAGCTGATGCGAAGGAGTTTGGTAAAGAGAATTTTAGTAGAAAAATACTATCTCTACACGAAACTGTAGGTAAAACTAACTACGCAGAGACAGAAGCACTCTTCAAATACAAAGTTCTTACTGAAAAAATGAAGGATGGAACCCCCGCTTATTACAACTCACAAATTTTGGGGAGATATTACAAGAAGGACTACTGGATTGACTAAATAAACCACCTGGCATTTTTACAATGAAGTTAGATCTTAAAAACTTTTTTAAGTATTATAATGATGATTTACCCCATCATAGAAATTCTATTGACAAATTAGCCGAAGACATCTCTAAAGTTGCACCAGAACTTTTAAGTGATGATGCTGAGTGGGTTTCTATGTACAGAAATCAATCTATCAATAACGTTATTGAGCAAGATTTAGTACTACCTGTCCCATACTATCCCCAGACAGACAACTACACACAGCCTGAGAGGACTTGTAACTCATCTGCTTGTGCTATGGTTTTGGAATACTTTAAGCCAGATACTCTACAAGGTCCCAAAGGTGATGATGCGTATATTAGGGAGGTCTTCCAAGTAGGAGATACTACTGACCATTCAGTTCAGACAGAGATTCTAAGAAGTCACGGTATTGAATCTGGATTCAAATATAATTTGGATTTTGATGATCTTGATAAAGAACTTGAAAACCGTAGACCTATTGTTATTGGTATTCTCCATAGGGGACCTCTATATGCCCCCTCAGGTGGTCATATGATTGTTGTGATTGGTAGAACCGAGAGGGGTGATTATATCGTTCACGATCCATATGGAGATCTCTACGATGGATATACAAGCACTGTATATAATGGTAGCTCTGCTATCTATGAAAGATCAGTACTAGAAAAAAGATGGACGTGCGACGGTAGTCGTTCAGGATGGGGTAGAGTTTTTTTTCCACAGTAGAGCCACCTAAATCTATCTTGGGGGTTCTACCAAATTCAGGTATACAACTAATCAAGCAATTTGAAGGTCTTCATGTCCTAAGAAATGATGGTTATATCTATGCCTACCCAGACCCACTCTCAGGTAATCTACCCATTACTATTGGTTGGGGTTCTACTAAAAAAATGAATGGTTATCCATTCAAGCTTGGAGATAAAATAACCAGATCCGATGCTGATAAATTACTGATAAATCAGTTGAGGGATGATTATCTATATGCTCTCGAAAGAGAAATACCTTACTGGAGAGAAATGAATGACAACCAGAGAGGAGCTTTGTTGAGCTTCTCGTATAATTTAGGGGCACACTTCTTCGGCAGTGCTGGTTTCAGCACAATCTCCCGTGTCTTGAGGGAGAAAGAGTGGAATAAAGTCCCCGATGCGCTATACTTATACCGTAACCCAGGCACTAGTGTAGAGGCAGGACTATCCCGCCGACGCATTGCTGAAGGTGATCTTTGGAATTCTTAAAATGTTATTACCACTGTTTAAAGAGAGGTTCCAGGGATTCTGGAACAATGAGCGCCAAGCATACGGCAACCCACGGGGGCAGGCATATGTTCATGTTATTCATGAATTTGATGTTGATAGGTACTATTGTTCTTATAGACATAGGCGACAAAGGAATCCATACAGATACTTTGAGGCAACATTACACGATAACGATGGTCAGGTTATTTTAAAAAACCCAGTCCACGATATTATGTTCTATGTTCAGAATGGATGCTTCGTAACGAAGACTAATTTCATTAGTCGAGGTATTCGTTATATCAATGAAGCATACCTAGGTGAAAATTATTACCACGTCAAAGACCAAGGTTTTGATTTAAAAACTGGGAAACAGATTTGGGGTCTTGATAATGACAACTTCTATGAGTTTGATAGGACTTAATTTTCTCCTCTAAATATCTGATACATTCGTCTAGATTATTAATCTTCTGGTAATCCATAGATAGACACTTTAACTAGTGGCACATCAATCAGCATTTGCTGGTATTATATGCTATTATTTATATGTTCTTTAATTATGAACGTTTGTGTGGGGTGGAGTTTTACTCCAACCTTTGTCGAATTCTATTATCTAATTTGAAATTTAAAACTTATTTCTCTGTAGCTGCTGCCGCTTTATTAGCATCTACAGTATCCGCATCTTCCATACCAAATCCAATTGATACTTCTATTAATGAAGTCTCTGTTAAACCTGAGGTTGTCGAAGATGTCCCTGTAGAAACTGAAGAGAGATGGGTTCTTCCATCTGCATCCTATACAGAAATGACCGTTCTTAATGCACTACAAGAAAGGGGTATTGAGGATAAGAACGCTATTGCTACCGTTATGGGTAATATCAAACAGGAGTCCAAATTCAATGCAAACATTTGTGAAGGTGGTGCAAGGATCTCTTATCACCACTGTCGCAGCGGTGGGTATGGTCTTATCCAATGGACATCCAGCAACCGCTACCACGGTCTTGGACGCCACGCCAACCGAATCGGGCTTGACCCGTCAACAACAGACGCCCAGGTCTCATTCCTATTCACTGAACTACAGTGGAAACGAATCGAACCTTCCCTCAAAGCAAACGGAATGTCCATTGGCTTCTACATGGGAAAAGCATACTATTGGCTTGGCTGGGGCATACATGGTAATCGTACTACTTACGCTTATCAATATGCTGCAAAACTTACTAGCGTTCAGGTTCCCGTTACATAAATAGTGTAACTATATTCTACTTATGAGAACTAAGTACGATGTCGAATTCTATTTTGGGGTTCGACCAGTAAAAACATTTGATTTATATGTAGCTGCTATCTTTTTAAGTTTAGCAGTTAATTTAATATCTCATTATACTAAAGCTGATAAAAAAAATCTCTGGCGTATTATTGATGAGATTGGACAGCAATATAGGATCAGAGTTATCAATAAACTAATCATATCCGTACCCGAGCTTTTGATGGGTAGGATTGATAGTGATGTTGATAAGGCTATTATGGATTATAATAGTGAGGTACAAACTGAAGACTCCACACTTGTCCCTGTCTTTACTGAAGAGCAGGACGGGGAGACACTCTTGGGGGGTGAAATGAGAATTCGCTCTCCTTGGAATAACACCGACGATTAATTATTATGTCACGCTACGATCAAATTTTAAAGAATCTAAAAGAAGCAATCTCTAATCCACATTTATACAATGAGGAAGAGATTCGTTTTATGAAGACGCAGCTACGCGAACTAACAGAAACAAAGCAACAATTTCTACGAGAAGACAAGAATGGATTTGGGTCTTAAGTTTGTAGGTGATGATTGCCTCACCGTACCATCTAAAACTATAGATAAAATTGACGACAGCATCATTGAACTTGCTGAATCAATGAAAGACTATATGGTCCAGTGTAATGGAATTGGTTTAGCTGCCCCTCAAGTGGGAAGAAACATCCGTTTAATAGTCGTCAAACTATCTACAGGCAATACTGAGGCTATGATTAATCCTCGTATTAGCTGGACATCTGATAGTCGCGTAAAGATGGAAGAGGGGTGCTTGAGTATCCCTGATAAGCTTGTATGGATTGATCGCCCATCTAAAGTACGTGTAAAGTTTCAAACTTTAGAAGGTGATTTTAAGTATTGGTGTCTTCATAAGATGGATGCCCGAGTATTTTTACACGAGTATGATCATCTCGAAGGTATTTTAATGACTGAAAGACTATGAGTTATTGGGAATTAGAAACAGAGGAATGGGAAACAGTCCCCGATAATTATGATGGTGCCGAGAGTATCACAGTTCGTGGTAGGCTTGAGCACCTAGAGAGATCGTATTGCATTGAGTTTCGATATGAGGAGTATGAATGAATACATACTCACTTTATGCTATACTATATAATACTTATACCATTATTATTAATTAAATGGAAGAACGCGAATTTAGTGATCTGAAAATTGAACGCAAAGAGTGTCCCAAGTGTGGTGCCGTTTGGATCAATGGACAGCATATGTGGGCAACTGGAAATAAAGGAAGCGAAGCTGACCTAGCTGGGCTAGTATGTAACAAGCTAGGTGATTCTCAATGTATTAATCCCATCCGTGGTGTTGAAAGCGGAGACAGCTGGGCATCACGTCTAGGTGATATGGAAACAGGATTCAAAGCCAAGCGTGAGCGCCTAGAAGACCAACGTGCTCGCTTCAAAGAAGAGTATGGTGAAGACCCACACTTCGATGACTGAAGCGATTAGCACACAGTAAACGCTTCATAAACTGGCACACCCCCTTCACAAACCACTACCAACCTGCTATAATAACTAGGTAATCACACAAGACAATGAGTCAACTCAGATCAAAGTTTCGTAAGTCAATCGGAATCTTACAAAATGCTGTTAGTCGAACCGTTGAGTTAGACACTTCTCAACCAAAGCTATATAAGAAGGTAAAACGATTTTATGAAGAAGAGGGAGTTCGCTTCACTGGCGACTCTGTTGAAGACTACCAGATCATTTTAGAATGTATCCAAGAAGATCTCAGCGTAGGTGTTGCTCAATGAAAACATTACTAGAACGTGAAGGTTACAGGTTTGTTGAAGCTGGTATTATCGAACTAAACGGTATGCCTGACTATCGTCTCCAAAAGCAAAACTATTATACTCAACGTTGGAACGATGAGTATCTCTTTGATAATCAGATGCAATGTAGTATTGCTATGGAAGATATAGAGTATGCAAAATGGTTATGTGGAGATCATTGCTATGTTAAAGATGTTGTAAAGCGATACAGCTAGTCTCGGTAAGACTTTAAAAGAGACCTAACCGAGTCCCTTATCGTATCAACAATGAAGTCCACATCTTTTCTACGCTACATTGGAAATACATTACTTGTAATAGGACACTTCACACTACTATGGGGAAGTACAGAGCCTGCTTTAATTATCAAAATTATTGGTGGTGCTCTAATCCTCCCCTTTGCTATAGGTCTAGCCTTATGGGACGTAGTTATTTTGGAGTTGGTCTTTGGTTCAATGGATGTTACTAAATTGTATCAAGTCCTAGTTTCTTAGTTCTGTAAAAACTAAGTGGTGGAGCCAACTTATAGTTGACCCTTATGCCCTTGTCGGATGGGCTTTATAAATGCCGACTGGCGCGTCGTAGCAAAGGTTTCTCACTCTCCCTTAAAGAGTGAGTGGTGCGGATGATTTCATCGCATGGTTTTGCGATTCCATCTAAAGATCGTATGGCGAGCATATAATATACCCTATCAATTTATTGATGACCCCCCTCGGAAAGGGGTTTTTTTATGCGTACCATTCATCTTCTTTCCAGCAAATATCTATATCAGCCTTTGCACCACCTAGCCACCATGATAATTCTGTGAATGTGCTCCAAGGTGATCCGACCATCCAATTATTTTTACTCAAGATTAACATATCTATTAGTGAATCATATTTCTCAACAGATGGTTCTCTGGTAATTACACAATTTTCACCCATAATTTCTTTAATTGGTTGGATAAGTTGCTTGTAGTCTGTAGCCAAAAATATTTTCCTACCTTTATATTTCTTTATTTTTTCCACACATCTATCCCAAGAGAATAATGCTTCGTGATGCTGCTTAGAATCATAAAAAGTTCTAATGTGTACTGATACAGTCTCATCATCAAAGTTATTTGCAGTAGTATATTTATCAACTTCCTCTAAAATATGGTCAGATATTCTAATAGAATCCATAATACTACAATATTCATCCCTAACTGATTGTGGAATCCTATTATATTCAAAGTCAATAAACTGACCATGAGTTACTCCTCTACCCACTTGGTGGAAAGATGTGAGCTTTCTTAATAACTCATTCTTACAGGAAAAACCTTCTGGTACGTCTCCTTCTAATGTTTTTAGTCTCCAGCTCTTCTGTAGATTTTTTCCTATCTGCTTACATTGAACTAGATCAGGGAAGTATTCATTTAGACTTCCGTATTTAAAAATGCGATTAGATGTCCAATATACGTCAATTTCATCAGCTTGTCGCTTTGCACTGTAGATTGCCTTCATTCTATTGGCTAATCCTTCTGTACAATGCGCGGTCATCCTATCGAATTTTTTGCTCATAATAATTTGGGTGCTATTATATTTATGTGTTATAATATAGTTGTAGCAATCCATTTGTAATGAAAGTAGCACTTATTACTGGGATCACAGGGCAAGATGGATCTTACCTAGCTGAACTTCTCCTCCAAAAAGGATATACAGTTCACGGTATTGTCCGTCGTGCTTCTATGATTAACACCCACAGAATTGACCATATCTTTGAACGCATCACTCTCCACTATGGAGACCTTACTGATGCTTTGAGTATCGTATCTATTATCAAAACAGTCCAACCAGATGAGATCTATAACCTAGGGGCACAGAGTCACGTTAAGGTTTCATTTGACCAGCCTGAATACACAGCACAGACCGACGCATTAGGCACTCTACGTGTTCTAGAAGCCGTCCGTTTGCTTGGTATGGAATCACACGTAAGAATCTATCAAGCATCCACAAGTGAGCTTTATGGGCTAGTACAGGAGACACCACAGTCAGAAACCACTCCAATGTATCCACGTTCTCCTTATGGAGTCGCTAAACTATATGGGTACTGGATCATCAAAAACTACAGAGAAAGCTATGACATACATGCCTCTAGCGGTATTCTATTCAACCACGAAAGCTCACGCAGAGGAGAGACGTTCGTCACTCGCAAGATCGTCCGAGCCTTGTCCCGAATTAGTGTGGGACTCCAAAGTGATCTCCAACTTGGAAACCTCAATGCCCGACGTGACTGGGGACACGCCAAAGACTACGTAGAAGCTATGTGGTTGATGCTTCAGCAAGAGAAGCCAGACGATTATGTGATTGCAACTGGTGAGCAGTACTCTGTAAAGGACTTTGTTAATGCTGCTGCACCATACTTTGGGTTCAATATTGAATGGAGAGGTGAGGGGCTTGATGAGTTTGGATTCTGTCTCAATACTGGTAGAACAGTTGTAAAAGTCAATCCTAAATATTTTAGACCTGCAGAAGTAGAAACTCTTCTCGGTGATCCTACCAAAGCAAAGGAAGTTCTTGGATGGACTCCAACATACACATTTAATGGACTAGTTGAAGAGATGGTACTCAATGGACAATAATTCTACAATTGCTATTTTTGGATCTGGTGGTCTAGCTGGAGGGGCAATCACTAGACAGTTTATAAACAAAAGACATAAATTGCTCTTACCTCGTAGTAGAGATTTAGATTTGAGAGAACAAGCCGATGTTCGTGCTTGGTTCAAAGCTAATAAAGTTGATTATGTAATCCTAGCTGCTGCCCTAGTCGGCGGCATTATGGCTAATAAGACTCGCAAAGCGGAGTTCTTACACGACAATCTAATGATGCAGTGCAATGTAATTGACTCTGCATACTATTCAGGTGTTAAGAAGCTCCTATTTCTAGGAACA